AAATATTGTAGTAACTTGATATAAATAGGATAAAAGGAATTTAAACATGCCAGCAAGAGCTTTTTCAGTAGAAGATGGAAATATTGGTAATACCACTATTCTCACAGCTAGAACTAAATTTTATTCTGATTTAGACTTATCTTTTGCTAAAAAAGGTTCTGGTGATGTATTTAAAAAACAACATGCGGCTGCTGTGAAGCAAGCAGTAAGAAACTTATTATTAACTAATTATTCCGAGAAACCGTTTTTACCAGGGTTTGGCGGAGACTTAAATTCAATGTTGTTTAGATTAAGTACAGATATTGATGATGATAACTTAGAAGACGATATAATAAAAGCTATTGAAACATATGAGCCAAGAGCTAAAGTATTAGGAGTCACAACTAAAGTAAGTCCAGATAATCATGAAGTAAAAGCAACTGTGAACTTTCAAATAGTAAACACATTAGAAGAATCATTTGTAGAAATATCATTAACGAGGTTAAGATAATGGCAACAATTAAATCAACTCAATTAGATTTTGACACCATTAAAAATAGATTAAAAGATAAACTTAAAGAACAGACAGAATTTGCTGATTATAATTTTGAAGCCTCTGGACTTAATAACTTACTAGACGTATTGGCTTACAATTCTCATTTTAACGGACTTACCGCAAACTTTGCCTTGAATGAAAGTTTTCTTAACACTGCACAACTTAGAAGCTCGGTTGTTGCACACGCTGAAACTCTTGGTTATGTCCCTAGTTCTTACACGTCTGCACAAGCAAAATTAAAATTATCCATACTTGTTCCTACCACACCTAGACCTTCAAGTGTTACTCTACCAAGAGGAGCTACTTTTACTAGCAGCGTAGATGACGTGAGTTATAATTTTCAAACTAGAGAAAATTTTGTAGCTACAGATGATGGAAATGGTTCATATGAATTTAAAACATCAACTGGAGAAACTAGTATACCAGTTTTTGAAGGAATAGAAAGAGAAAAAACTTTTATAGTAGGAGAAAAAACTGACTTACAAATTTATGTCATACCTGATGTTAGCATAGATATATCCACTATTAGAGTCAGAGTTTTTGATTCTACTACGGGAACTACTTTTTCAACTTACACTGATATTAAAA